AGAACGAATACGACAACCTCGAGCGATTCGAAACCATCGTGCTGGCTCTGGACATGGACGAAGAGGGCGAGCTCGCTGCTCGAGAGATTGCCGACAGGCTTGGCATTCACCGCTGCATCCGCGCATCGCTTCCGCATAAGGATCTGAACGAGTGCTTGTTAGCTGGTGTGGACATCAAAGCCATCCGCGATCTAGCCGCTGGCTACGACCCGCAAGAGCTGCGCTGCGCAACGGAGTATCGCGAGGACATCCTTCGTGAGCTGTACAACAATGACCAAGACAGCCGTGGCTTCCAGCCGTTGATCGAAGATCTTGAAGGTAATCTTCGGTTCCGCGATGCGGAGCTCGTGATCCTTAATGGTGTGAACGGACACGGCAAGTCACAGCTCGCTGGTCAGTTCGCGCTGGACGCAATGCTTCAGAGCAAGCGCGTGTGCATCGCCTCGATGGAAATGCCAGCACGTCGTTTGCTTACACGTCTGACCAGACAAGCGGCTGGTATAGCGACGGGAGATCCTACGCTGGCGTATGCCAACGCATGCATCGACTGGTATGCGCAGAAGCTTTGGCTGTTCGATCTTGTCGGTACAGCGAAGACAACGAAGATGCTTGAGGTCTTCCGTTATGCACGGAAAAAATACGGCATTGATGTTTTCTTCATAGACAACATGTCCAAATGTGGTATCGACGACGACGACTACAGTGCTCAGAAGAGGTTCATGGAGGAACTATGCGACTTCAAAAACACGACTGGAACCACAGTGTTCTTAGTCACGCACTCGCGCAAGGGCGAGAACGAGGAAACCCCGACAGGCAAAATGGATGTGAAGGGCTCGGGCTCTATTACCGACTTGGCGGACACCGTCCTCACGATCTGGCGCAACAAGAAGAAAGAGCGCGAGATATCGGAGCTCTCCGAATATGAGCCAGTCCCTCCTGAACTTTTGGCAGTACCAGATTCACGCCTTACCTGCAGCAAGCAGCGAAATGGTGAGTGGGAAGGCTATGTCGGAACCTACTGGGGCGGCAAGGCAATGCAGTTCATTGGCAAGCGCGGAGAACAGCCGCGAAAGTATGTGAGTTTTTCTCAGCCACCAGTGGCAGTTGAAATGGAAGAGGAATTTATATGAGTGACCAAGACAATGTGATCCGCTTTCCCAAAGGTGGGCCGGATGTGACCTACGAAACGATACCACCTGCAGTAATCCTAACAGCAGCGCTTGAGCAGGCGGAGTCGTTCGACACGTTGATGCTTGTCGGATGGAGAAAGAATGGCGGCTTGTTCATGGCTTCGACTGAGGCCTACATCCCAGACATCGTCTCGACACTGGAGATCGCAAAGCTCGAGCACATCCGCATGATGGTTGGCGAAGATGACTGAAGAGAACTTCGCTCAGGCCATCCGCGAGGTAGCCGTCATGTTGCGCGACGCAGAGTATCGCGTCCTAAAGACAGAGGCCGACGTCAAGCGGGTCATTGCTAAGGCAATGCTCGAGGGCGAAATGAACGGCAACAAGAGTGCGGCAGCGCAAGCACGGTACGCAGACGAAAGTGATGCAGTCTATGCAGCGCGACTCGACCACGGTGTAGCTAAGGGCGACCTTGCCTATGCCAAGGCAGAGCTGAAGGCGAGAGAGATCGCCTTTGAATACTGGAGAACAAAGGCGGCAACGCTGCGCTTAGAACGAAAGGCATACAACACATGAATAATCCATTCACTGGCAGGAACAAGTCGGAAGAGGGGCTGCTTATTTACGCCTCTGTAGTGACGGCCCTGTCCCGCACAATCTTCGACATCAATAAAGCCGCTGGCTGGTGGACGGATCTCAAGACGGGTCAGTCGACCCATGAAACGCGCAATGTAGGCGAGGTGCTGATGCTCATCGTCAGCGAAGTCGCAGAGGCGATGGAGGCTGACCGCAAGGGATTGATGGACGACAAGCTTCCTCATCGCTCAGGGCTCGAGGTTGAGCTCGCTGATGCGGTGATCCGGATATTTGACCTGTCAGCAGCCAAGGGCTTCGACATTGGTGAGGCCATCATGGAGAAGATTCTCTACAACATGAGCCGCGAGGATCACAAGATCGAGAACCGCATGCGGGATGGTGGCAAGAAGTACTGAGGATGAAGGGACGGACGCCGACACCTGCAGAGCGGAGATGGATGGATGCAGTCGGCCAGCTTGGTTGCGTTGCGTGCAAGAAGATCGGCTTTCATCAGCCAGAGATCTCGATCCATCACATAGATGGGCGCACGAAAACCGGCGCTCACTTCAAGACGATTCCGCTTTGTTACCTGCATCACCAAGGTGGTGACGGCAAAGGTGATTTCGTGTCGGTTCACCCTTGGAAGCGCAGGTTCGAAGAGATGTTTGGAACACAAGAGGAGTTACTGGCTGAGTGCCAGCTCCTAGTTAGGGAGAACAACAATGGATGAGCAGGAATACATGCGCAAGATGAAGGAGAACGAGCGCTTATATATGTACGGAGATCTGAATGAAGGTTGGACTTGGTGGGAACCCAACGGTTTCTCGTTGATTCCGCATGGACGGGTCGAAGTTTGGACTCGTGGTGGCGACACCTTAGAGAACGAGGCCGACAATCTAGACTGGCGACACAACGGACTCTCAACTGACATTCTTACTTGGCGTTACGTTCAAGAGAAGCCAACCGTTTACTGGACAGCTTGGAAGGGCGCGAAGAAACATGAGCCGCGACCGTCTGGCAAGGTCGATGTTGTTGTGCGTGGTGGTCAAGCGCTGATGGAGAGGGATGCGGCTAAGCTTTTCTGGAAGCACTCCGGTAAAGATGGCGACATCGTTTTCTGGCGGCATGCCCAAGAGATTGATGACGACACGTTCCCGATAATTATCCCCGAAAGATCTGCGTACAACACCCAGCCGGTAATAAAACCAAACAAAACCCAGAAGCCAACGAACCCGAAAGACGCTGTCGGAATAAAGAAAGCTCCCATGTCCACCGTATCAGCAGCAGTACTAGCTGAGGTAGGAGTAGGGATGCTCGAAGGCGCACTGAAGTACGGTCGCCACAACTATCGCGGTGTAGGCGTAAGGGCATCTGTCTATTACGACGCAACGATCCGTCACCTGTTCAGTTGGTGGGAGGGTGAAGACATCGATCCGGACTCTCAGCTCAGCCATGTGACTAAAGCGATCTGCTCGCTGGTCGTGCTGCGTGACGCGATGATCCAAGGCAAGTGTGAGGATGATCGTCCTCCGCGCAGCGTCAACTTCTATGAGCAGCTTAACGAGCTGGCGGCGAAGAACGTCGAGATCCACGGCGACAAGAGCCCACACCACTACACAATCAAGGATGAAGGGATTTGATATGAGCGTTTACTTTGACATCTTCTCTAATTGGGAGGACGTGCAGCGCAATTTTGACATGAGCGAGCCTGAGCCAGAGGTTCTATTCGCCGCGTATGAATACGAGAACTACAGTGGAGAAGCTCTCGTGCTTTTCAAGCGCGACGGCGATCTATGGATGGTGGAGGCGGGTCACTGCTCTTGCTACGGCCTCGAAGAAATGTGGGATCCAGAGGAATCATCGCCAGAGGTTGTGCGACGCATAGTCGAGTCGGCAAATGGCGATTGGGCTTGGCAAGACGATCTCAAAGTGCGTCACAAGGACGCGCTTCGAAAGGTCTGTGATCTGTTGGAGTCGGGGTCATGAAACAGCACAAGATGGACAGCCTCATGGAGGCTGTGACCAACACAACGGTGGGGTTCTTTATCTCGCTGATCACTTGGTACTTCGTCGCGACGGCAATGGATATCCCCGTCACATGGACACAGAACCTGATCATCACCGGAATATTCACGGTGGTCTCTGTAGCTAGGGGCTACATCCTGCGCAGGGTCTTCGATGGCCGGACGATCTGGCAGGAAATCAAATACACGTTTGCAAGGGGGTAACTATGGGAAAGATGTCGAGAACCAAGGGCGCAGTGTACGAGCGCGAGCTGGTCAATCAGGCCAAGGAGTATGGCTTGTTTGCTCAGCGCGTTCCCCTGTCTGGCGCAACTACCTATGCCAAGGGTGACGTGGAGATCACGCCGTCATTCAGTGACAAGCCTTGGGTGTTTGAAGCCAAGCGCAGAAAAGAATTACCGGCTTGGATGCTGGAGGCGTTGGGTGAGAACGCTGGCCTGATCCTGCGTGCGGACAATGAGAAGTCAGTTGCAGTCATTCCGCTGAAGACGCTGCTCGAGCTCATGCAGTGAAGAAGATCGGACCGAAGGCGCAGCGCCTGAAGTCGATGGTCTGGGCAGAGCAAGCAGCAAGGGGAGATACACATGAAGAAAGAATGCAGTGGATCGAGCGCAATGTGCCGGAAAACTTCCGCGCTCTGGTCAGAGATCACATGGTGGGTTGTCTTGCGGAGAGAATATTTGCGATACCAACTAAGGAAGGTCGGAGAGCGGCTATCGACGACATACCGCTTGATGCTGATCCTTGCTGGTCGCGTTCACTAGTTGAGTGCTTAGTGTTATCCCTTTGGAAACAGCAGAGAAAGATGGTCAGTTGATATATGAGAACGAAACAACACTAGCTAATGAGCGAGCCGTCATCACTGTGCTGGCGGATAAGTGGGGGGTGGAGGTTGCAAAGCTTCCTCGCCGCTACTCAGCAGACTTTGCGCTGCTGCGGGGGAAGGAGATCATGTCTTGGGCAGAGCTCAAGTCGCGGGGGAATCCGATACACACGTACCCCACCTATCAAGTCTCGCTGCACAAATACATGAACCTGCTGTCGCTATCTCGAGACACGGGCATCAGATCGATGCTGATCGTGGAGTGGCAGGACTGCGTTGGTTATATCAATGTCCCAGCCCCCATCAATATCGTGTTCGGTGGAACAACCAAGCGCGGGGACTGGGAGGATAAGGAACCTATGATTGAGGTTCCGATATCAGAGTTTAAGATCATTCATAGAAAATGAAGCGAGAGACTCGACCTGCTCCCTGTAGGTCGGGTCTTCTGCCATCACGACTTCGATCCTGCGCAGGCCACTCAGAACAGTAGAGTGATCACGCTTTAAGTAGCGACCGATCTGCGTCAGTGACATACCCCGATCTCGATAGACCTTGTACAGCGCCATGCGGGGGCGCGTCATCTCAACAAAACGATTGTCGCCAATCAGATCCCTGTCGCGGATATCCCATATCCGAAGGGCTTCAGCTTTAATTTCACCTAAAAACATACTTACATCCTTGTATTGGAGGGGCCGAAGCCCCTCACTGTTGTTATAAAGACTGTGCGTCAACGATCTCGCAGGTGTTACCAACGCATGCAAGTTCGCGTGTGCCAGTCACTGTGTCGATACCCTTCTCGTAGAAGGCAAGGCCAGACCAATCGATCTCTTTTGGCATAGCAGCGAGCCGTTGCTCGTACTCAGCCTTGCTGATCGTCTCGTAAGGCATCTGCGTGTATGAGCTGTCGCCCTCGAAGTGAGGCAGGAACGACAGGCCGCAGATGTCATCGAAGTGATCGAACACCCAACCGCCAACGCTAGGCCACTCTGGTTCCTTAACGCTGATGGTGCAGGACACTGCATGCTCTGACCAATGCGTGTTGTAGGTGCGGACAAGCTCGAGATGCTGCAATGCAGTCACGTCATCGCGAGTGGTAGTACCATCACCAAGCTTTACAGGAAACGCAAAGACCGTCATGCCTTGTGGCTTGGATGCGTGTGGCTCGTTAGGAATGCCAGCGTCACCCATGAAGGCGGTGATTGGATCCTTGTTATCACCAGTGACGCGCCGGATGTAGTACTGGGCATGACCTTGGTGGATTCCGCTTGGGCTGTTCACCAACTGCGACACAGTGCCGGACGGCTTAACCGTAGTGACGGCGACAGATGGGTTGATGCCAATGTCGTGCGCCTCGAGACGGTTTGCCTTGATGGCGGACGCCTTCAGCTTCTCAAGCGCTGTGCCAAGACGATCAAGACCACTGTCACCACGCATCAGTGCGTTGTCATAGATGCCAGTGAGGGACACGCCAAGCAGGCGCTCTTCCTCTGCGTTACGCCGCCACTCTGGCTCGATGAAGTTGAAGCGGGTGAGGGTGGACTGCCATGTGCCAAGGATCGACGCAAGGCGCACCTTTTCTTTCAGATCTCCAAGGCTATCATTCTCACGCACCACTGCCTCAGTCAAGTTGCAGAATCCGCGAGGGCGAAGCACGATCTCACCGCATGGGTTAGTGCCGAAGTCGTAGCGGTGGTCACGACGACCAAGGCGCAAGATCTTATTGATGGCTCCCTCACGATTAAAAATGCCACGCTCACCAGACCGCGAGCGGTACAGTGCAGACCACTCGTCCATGAACTGACCGACCTCTGGCTTCTCAGTGTAAGAGGCTGAGTTGTTTGCCAAGGCGAGGTATGGCTTCTCGATCCACCAGTTGCCAGACTTGGCATCGCGCATGCGCTGGTCGGACAGATTCGAAAGGCTGATCTCAGCGGAGCGGCGGACACCACCAACAACAACGATCTCACCGATCTTGCAGACGATCTCATGAACCTCGAGACTGTTCAGCTTCCGGCCAGCGGCGTTGCGCATGGTGCGGATCGTGAATTCGAACAGGTCGCGCAAGGGATCGGGGCCAGACGCACGTCCACCAAATACCTTGAGGCGCTCGCCTGCCGGACGAATCTGGCTGTAGTCCACATTAGGAATAGTGCCAGCGAATAGGCATGTGAGTAGCGTGTGGTACGCCTCAGCCCAACCAATCTTGCTGTCACCGACAATGATATCGAATGCGGTGCGGTCGAAGTGCTCAGGCACGACTGGCAGCTTGCTGATCTCTTGCCGTTCGACAGAGAAGCCAACGCCTGTGCCACACATAAGCACGTAGAGCGCCTCAGCGAAGGCCTTGGGCCGATCTATGGGCAGGTAGCTGCAGTTGTAGCCAGCCACGCTCTCACGGCGTAGCGCCTCTCCTGCGGTCATCAGAGCACGCATGGATGGCATGACGGCGAGGCTTAGGACAGCGTCCTCGAGCTCACTGCGCAGACCGGCAGACACCTTGTGTCCGTTGTGGGTCTCGAGCTCTTCCTCAAAGAAGTCGAAGTAGCGAGACACGGTTTCGTCCCAGTGTTCACGACGGCCCTTCTCATCAATGAAACGGGCGTAGCGGGACTTGTGAATATAGGATTGGTAGTCAGTCGGTAGTTGCATTGTAATCTCCATTACATAGGTGGAACCTCCAGCCATACGGCTAAAGCAGCGGTGCTTCAACTAATGTCTAAGCATCAGTCGAAAAAATTGGTTGTGTTTTTCGGGTGAGTTGCGGCTGTTATTTTTCTGTTCGCCGCAGAGCGAAAACTTCTACGTTGCTAGACATTCACACCTTACTTTATGTCCGACCCCCGTCCCTCAAAGGTGTTTGATACTTCCGCTGTCTAGCCGTCTATCCCGCCGTAGTTGTCGAGATTGAAAGGAGTTGAGGTGGGGTATTTCTAAAATCTAATTTCGTCTGGAGTCCATTCGTAAATGTCCCAGCCGAAGTTGTCCATCAGGAACTGGCGTAGGGTCACTGGTCCCAATCCTTATCGTTTTTGAACATCCGGTCTATGGCCCAATCTATTATGCGGCGGATCATTGGCCTTTCTCCTGTAACGCACGGACGATCTCAATAGCCCTTGCTGACGATATGTCCTTGTAATCATTCCATGCGCCACAACCGCACTCGTCTTCCCCAAATGCGAAGCAATCACATAGCTTAGCGCCATCCTCCAGCGCCTTGGCCGCTGCTTCAACGCCAGCGTCATATCCTGCTTGCCATTCGGCTGCGGGGTCTTTGGTCATTTACTTTGCTCCTGTAGTGCTGCTCGGGCTTCCGCCATAGCCTCTTTAAAGTTTGTCCCAGTGCCTTCTGCATATACCTCGGCTAGGCTTACAGTGCGCGCAAGCAAGGCCCGCAACCGCTCGTTCTCCTCACGCAGCGCATCGCTCTGTGTGGGCTGCGGAAAGTAGCCGCGCAGATGCTCAACAAACACCCGCGCCGCTTCGGACGCATCCTCAATCTCGCCTGTAACAGTGCCGTCTGGATGAATAGTCAGCAACGGACGATAATCATTTGCCATAATGGAAATGGTTGGCGGTGGCGGCGTCGATGGGCCAACGCTGTATTCATAACCCTTCGGCATTG